CGTGGCTGGTCTGCCGTCGGACGGTAGTATCATCAGCGCACCTGTGGTTCAGGCAGAGGCTTGGATCGCAGCAGGAATCGCCCAACGAGTAAGTGCCGCACCAGCGGCTGAAGACAAGGAGAACGACTAATGCCAGCCGCATCCGCAGGGAACGTACTGTTCAGCAAGTTGGTCGCCTTCAAGGAGGCGACGCCAGGCACTATCCCAACGCTGACCAGCGGTGGCCGCAAGTTGCTCGTCACGCCAACTGGCGTCATCTCTGAAGGCACAACGATTGAACTCGGCACCGAGCGATCCGTTGCACTCCGCAACCCGCTCATCGGCTCCACTGGCACCATCGTCTCCGTTGAGCCAACACTTAGCGCGACCGTTCCTGCAGTGAGCGTCGGCGAACTTCCGCTTTGGCTTTCAATGACACGCACCGATACGCCTTCGGGCACGGCTGCGCCATACGAGTGGGACTACGACTACTCAATGACGGCGGCGAACTCACCAACCTCCTACTCGCTCGTCGCAACCGATGGCCAGCAGCAGTACGTTGCGAACTACTGCCTCGCTGAGTCAATCACGATTGCGGCAGACCGCAGCGGACTGACGAACCTGAGCGCGAACCTCTTCGCGCAGCAGATCGCCAAGAACAGCGCGACCCTCGCCGAAGGCACACCGACCTCGCCGTTTATGTCGGGCCGCCTCTGGAACGCATTCCAGCACGCTTCAACCTTCCCAGGCACGGCTGACGGAACGGCGTACGAGTACCTGCTCGACTTCTCACTGGAGTTCAACGCAGGCATCACGCGCCAGGCGTACCTTGCAGGCACGACCGTGTTCAGCACGCACAGCGAGAGCAACCCATTCAGCGGCACGCTGACGATGACGGTCAGCAGCACGGCGAGCGCAGTCTCGACGTGGTACGACGCATACAAGGCAGCGACCCCGAAGGGCGTGCGACTGACGTGGAGCAACGGCACCTACTCGGCACACATCCTTGCGATGATCGTCCCAACGGAAGTTCAGCAGATGGCTGGCGCTGAAGATGGGCTGACGACGATGGCCGTGACTGGAACGCTGGTCTACGACACGGTGAGCGCGAAGAGCCTTCGCATCGTCGTGAATAGCGACTTGGCGGCGTTGCCGTAAGTTCAACCTAGTAGCAGAGGAGGAGGCTAGATGGCTCCACGAACAGTAGTGGTCACTCTCACCGACGCACCTTACGAGGGGTGGACGGCAACAATGCGCGCAGAGGGAATCTCTGCGCGTGTGTTCATTGAACTTTCAAGCAGTTCAGTTGAGCGTCAGATGGAAGCAGTTAGCAGACTTGTCGTCTCGCATAACTTCAAGGACCAGGATGGGAACTTGACCGATGACGTTCTTGAGGCGCCGATGGACGCGCTGACGGCAATCGTGGCGAAGTGGGGAACTGAAGTAGCAGCACTCCCCCCTCGATAAGACTCGACGCCCAGCGGCTGGCGGCGGGTCGTTCACTCACGCCGCACCCGCTGATCGCAGCGCACCTCATCGGCGAGAAGTTCCACATCCCACCGCACGAGGTTCTGGAATGGGACGCAGGAGACTTCAACCGTACACTGCTGCTGATGGGCGACTTGCAGCCAAAGGAGCAGCGATGAACAGCCTCCAGATCAAGATTGACAAGGACTATCGTGCGCTAGAACTTGGCCTTCTTGAAGGCGGCAACCCTTCTGCGTATAAGCGGCTGCTCTCCTTCGCGTCTCTCAACGCAGCGCGAACAATGTCCAAGCCGATGAAGGACGCGGCTCCTAAAGGAAAGACCGGCAACCTCGTCAAGTCCATCCGCGCAAAGTCAGGTCGGTACAACCGACCAAGCGGCGTCGTCGGTCCGCTCTTTGGCGCGAAGGGTTCGCCAAACCGACCGTACTATCGTCATTTCGTGACTAGCGGTGTTAGTGGTGTGCGGCAAACAAAGAGTGGTCCGAAGGCGGTGAAGGCCATTCCTGCGAATCCATTCGTGATGCGAGTGGCAAATGCGCCTTCAAATCAGCAGCGTGCGATTGAAGTGTTCTACAAGACCATTGAGGCGTTCTACAATGACGACATCTTCCGTGGCCGCATCTTGAGATTCAAGAGAGGAAACCAACGCTAATGGCATCAGCACAGGGCGCAGCAACATTCTCAGTCATCGCAAAGGATGCGGCGTCTTCCGTCCTGAAGGGCGTCGGCAAGGAGATGGGAAGACTCGGCAAGACTGGCGGCGCAGTCTTCAAGACACTCGCTGCCACCGCAGCCGCTGTTGGCGCTGCTCTGACGGCTGCGGCTGCGGCCTCCCTAAAACTTGCAAGAGCGGCAATCAGCGCGGCAATCGAGGACGACGCCGAACAGCAGAAACTTATCGCCACACTCAAGGCACGAGGACTAAACACGGAAGAGGCGACCAAGCGTGTCAATGAACTGATCGCTGCTGGCCAGAAACTTGCCTTTACGGATTCAGAGGTTCGGGCTGGGTATGCAACTGCAACTCAGTTTGCAAAGGGCTATGCAAAGCAGCAGGCGATTCTTGCAGCCGCGCAGAATCTTGCACGCGCAAAAAACATCAGTCTTGAGCAGGCGACAAAACTGGTCGGCAAGGCATTTATTGGCAGCGGCGCTGCGCTCAAAAACTATGGCGTTGATCTCAAAAGAACTGTCACTACAGTTGAGAAGAAAATCAAAAGGGATAGGGATGGAAACGAGGTAGTAGACAGGCAAATCAAACAAACAAAAGAGGTCATCAAGGGGCTAGAGGCCGTAGCGCTTATTGACAAGCAGTTTGGTGGGGTAGCGGAGGCGTATAGCAAGACTTTCGCTGGACAGTTTGACATTGTAAAAGACTCGATCAACGAGACAGTCGAGGCCATCGGGTACGCCATTGGCGGGGGCGAAGGTCTCCCAACCTTCGTTCGGCTGCTTGAGGGAATCCGACCTGTTCTTGATGACGTACTTGGCGAAATCAACAAGAACTTGCCAGACATTCAACGATTCGGCAGGGAACTGGTTGAGAAGTTCCTTGCCAAGTTGCCAGGCTATGTAGCGACAGCCAAGCGCGAGTTGCCAATCCTTATTGACAACATCAAAAACTTTATCGGTGGCGTTGGCGGGTTTGCGAAGGACGTTGCATCCTTCCTGGGTCCAGAAGGACTTATCACCGCTGGGATCGCTGCGCTTGGCGGGAAGATGGGCGGGCTTGGCGGCGCACTCGGTGCAACCTTTGCCGCCGAGTTCATCAAGTTGGGCGTTGATCCAATCACCGCGACAATCACTGGAACTCTGGCTGGCGCAATCACCGCAGGTGTGGTGCAAGGGTTTGCGTCTTCAGCGGCGCAGGCAGCAGTTAGCAAGTTCCTCGGCCTGTTCAAGACCGTACCGATCACACCAAGCATCCCTCTTGGCGGTGGTGCTGTGCCTGGCGCCCTCGCCACAGGCGGCCTTGCTGCAGCAGGAATCGCAGTGAGTATTGTCGCTGTCACTGCTGCGGCAGCAGCGGCGCTAAGCGATGCCATTACAGGGAAAGGGCTGACAAACAAGGTTGGAGGCAATAATGTCATCGACATCTTTGGAACCACTGCTGCAACCCTTGCCAACAACAGCAAGGACCAGGGTAAAGTTCTGTCAGACCTTTTCACTTTTATCACTACTGGGCAACGCCCTATTGAGGTCACCAATGACCTTACGGTGACTCTTGATGGCGAAGTGCTTGCCAGAAACATTGACAGGCGGCTTGGACAAAACCTAAGGGCGGGGACGCCGCGCACCGGAGGACGCTAAATGGCGACCGCGCCGTTTCAACTATGGATGGACCTGACGCCTATCGCGTCAGCCGTAAGGGTCTCATCAACCGTCACCGTCACGACGACCACTCCGCACGCGGTGGTGACTGGAGCCTACATTCAGTTCGGTAGCGGTCTTGGCACTGCAGGGACCTCGATGAATGGCGTCTATTCCGTGACTGTCACTTCTGGAACGACCTTCACGTTCACCGCTGCTGGGTCTGCCGGTACCGCCGACACGACGGCCGCATTCATCGCCTACGACCTAATGTCGCCACTCATTGACTACGGTTCCGCAGCGCGGCAGGCGGCGCTCTATGTTGACCTTGACTCGATCACGATGAGCGCATCTGGTGATGGTTCTGGGGTGACCTTCGGGGTCACCATCAACCAAGACGATACGCCAAGCGATGGGCCGTGGTTCAACCTGATTCCTGATCAGACGCGGATTCGGCTCATCAAGGCGAACACTGGTGCGACACCCGCACTTGACAAGTCAGACGTGTACTTCACTGGCAGCATCCTCTCGCTTGACGCCTCAATCAACGGCTCTGGGCAGGGCACGACAACCGACGTGCAACTGCAAGATGCCAACGCGCTTCTTGAGCGGCTGATGATCTACGGCAATCAAGTCAGCCCGAAGAAGGGCATCACCACTGGGGGATTCGTGCGTGCGGCGAATGTCACTACGGTGACGACCTCTGCCGCGCACGGCTACACCATCGGAACTAAGGTGCAAATCAGCAGTGTGAACGGCGGACTGAATAAGTCATTCAATGGGGTTTACAGCATCAGCGGCGCACCAACCTCTAGGACATTCACCTTCTCAAATGCTGGCTCGGCAACCACAGGCAATGAGTTTCAAGCCATTACCTCCGCGTTTCTCAAGACCAAATCTAAGAATCAGGTAATCATTCAGACCAGTGGCAACCACGGTCTAAATAATGGTGCAACGGTCACAATCAAAGGCGTAACGGCGAGCAATGCAACCGCGCAGAACTACATCAACGGCACCTTCAGCGGCAATAGCGTGCAAACAACGCTCAGCACTGTTCAATTTGCGATTGTGCTTCCTGCCAACATTCCAGTTGGCACAACTTTCAATGTCACTAGCGGAGAATTCAAGGGGGAGCCGCTGATTACGCCAATCGGCGCACCAGACCAGCGAATTTTTATTATGCGCTCAGGGGAAAGCGAATCATCAGCCGCTGCAAGAATGCTTACCATTCTCAACCAATACAAAGATGAGGACTACGCGCTCAACCGCCTGATTGACACGGCTGACGATAGCCTCATCATTGGCTCAACTACGGAACTGCTCAAAGGGAGCGCACAGATTCCAGCAACCAGTTTGCGCTCCGCACTAGATACTGTGGTTGAGACTTTCACTGGGCAAGACCAGAAAGAGCGGCGCTATTACATTGACGCCGCTGGTCGTCTCAACTATCGGCTCGCAGACAGCGCCTCCGCGCCAACGTACGCCACCGCTCCCTACTCAATCATTACCAGCGGGGCTGGAACTCCGAACACGACGACTGGCAAGGCAACGATTGCGCCCTACAGTCTCAAGGTGACGTGGGATCACGACACGACAAAGAGCGTCGTCTTCACTCCATCAACGAACGAGCGCAAAGAACCTTCGGTCGTGCAGGACTACACGCAGGTGGGATACACAGCGCGACCTGGCGCTCCTCGTCTTGACCAGCAACTCGACTTCCCAACGGCGACTGGCGATGCTGGGGCGCAGATGCAAACAGCCGCAAAGTCGTACTTCCTTGAGCGGCACAAGCCGCTGCTTTCTGGAACCTTCACACTGCGGGGCGCTGGCACGGCCGCGCATAACGAATACGGATTCAGTGCAGGCTACGCGCAGACTGGTGCATCAACATTCGCGCTGGTCAATCGGTGGGAGCCTGGACAATGGGTGGAGGTGACTTCGGCAGAGTTGGGTCTGAGCGGCTTTTATCGAGTTGAGGCGGTTGATTGGAGCCTTGAGCCTGGCGCGTTCCTCCAAGTTATTACAATCACCTTCAACCGAAGACCACAGAATGGACTCACAAACCTCGTATCTGCAGGGGGTGCATAAATGGCACAGGTCGGCTCAAATGTTGGAGCGGTCCAGCAATCGCTGACAGGAATCACCGATGCCGCTGGCAACTCAGTTGTGAGCGCAGACAACACGTTCGGAGGGTCGCCGCTTGGTATCGCGGCACGCGCGCAGGCGCTCTACGGGATTCCAAATGCCAACTTCAACCTGACGCCGCCTGACCCAAACTCGCCGATTGTCGAGAACGAGAATGAACTTCCGTATTGGTCTATGACGAATGACAGTGATGGCGCTATGAGTGCGACCTCTGTCTTTGATGAGACCACCCTGACCTACGGCGTCCTTCTTGATCCAGGCACTGCCGCCGTAGATAGCGTGATGACGCTGACCACGCGCTCGTACTTGCTCACGGACGACAACCTTGCACTGCGACAAAGGGCTTTGGCGGTCATTGAAAAGAGCGGAACTGCAGCGGGAACAACCCAGTGGAACTTGACGCTCTCGGCAACCTACTACGACCCAGCAGGGTCAGCCCTCTCAACGGCATTCATCGGCACCGCGCTCGATACCGGCACCTGGACTTCATTCAGCGGCACGACCACGCCAGGCGGCTCGGCCATCAACGCGGCGGCTCAGTATGTGGACCTGCAGTTCAAGATGACTGCAACGGCTGCAGTGACTGGCTCCGCGAAAGCCACCATCAAGAGCCTCTTGCTAACAACAAGCACGCCAGGCGGCGGTGGCGGCTCCCAGTCGTTCGTGGTCAAAGAGGCATTCACATCATCCACCACGTGGACGCCACCAGCGAGCGTGACTGCGCTTCTATTCGCTGGCGCAATCGGCGCGGGCGGTGGAGGCGGTAGCGGCTCACTTGCAGTATCAGGACAACCGAGGAGAGGAGCAGGCGCAGGCGGTGGTGGTGGGGCGGGCTTCCAGTTTGTCACCAACCTAGAGATCAACGCTGGAAGCGCAATCAGTGTTGGCATCGGCGCGGGCGGCGCAGGTGGTACGGCTGCGAACGCCTCTGGCACAATCGTTGTTGGAGTCAACGGCGCTGCTGGAGGCGCAACAACCTTCGGGTCGTTCCTGACCGTAAACGGCGGTGGCGGTGGAACAGGTGGCGGACTGACCTCCGCTGGCGGCGGTGGCACAGCAGGTTTGACTCCATCGTCCACGGTCTACGGCGTTGTCTCATTCTCTGGTGGTGCTGGCGGCGCTGGGACGCTTCCGAGCGGAACTACCGCTGGAACTGCTGGCTCAGGTCTCAATGGCTCTGGAACTGCTTACACGGCGTATCCCTACTGGCCAGTCTTGGTTGCTGGAAATGTAGGAGGCACGGCAATCAACGAGGACACGGGGCGATCAGTTGGGGCGCCTGGCTCTGCTGGAACTGCTGGAATCGGTGGTGGTGGTGGAGGTTCTGGCGGTGCTTTCTTCACGACAACTGGATCAACATCTAACGTTCATCTCTCTGGTCGCGGCGGAGCAGGCGCAGGCGGCGGTGGTGAGGGAGCCGTTTTGGACAAATCAACTGGGTCTGCTGGTGCTGGCGGAAACGCAGGCTCAGTTGCTGGCGCAGGCGGCGGTGGCGGCGGCGGTGCGATTATTCTAGGAACTCCTGCCGCGCCACTGACTATTACGGCTGGGGCTGGCGGCAACGGCGCTGACGGCTATGTGGTGGTTGTCTATGTCGCATAAGGGCTACGCATTCATCAATGCAGAGAGTGTTGTCGTGCAAGTCATCACAGGCGCGCTGAATCCATCGCAGCAGGCGCAGTTTCTGCAAGATTATGGAACTCTCTTCGGCGCTGTTGCCATCGTTTCGGTGGAGCAAGACACGGTTGTCTACATCGGCGGAAGTTATACTGAGGGCGTATTCGCATTGCCGCCACAGCCAGAACCTCTGCCTGAAATCGTAGAAGGCGAGTCCGAGGTTCTGCCTGAGCCTGAAGCCACGGAGCCACCTGATGACCCGCTCGCAAGTTGATTCAATCATTGACCGGCTAGACGCGCAGTCCGCAAAGATTGACCGTCTGCAATCCCAGATTGACCAGATGCAGGGCGGCCTTTCAATGCTCAAAGGTCTGGGAATGCTGCTAGGCGTAGGAGGAATCGGCACGCTTCTGGCGTGGTTTCAATCTCAATCAGGCAAGTGAGGTTGCGCGCACTCCTGCTCGCGCTGGTAATCGTCTTGCCATTCGTTCAGCCTGTCTACGCGCTTGACGATCTTGACGAGTGGGACTTCAGCACCGACTCCAACGGCACGGTCGTCGTCAACGAAGACGGCTCCGTCACGCTCGGAGGCGCGAACAACCCTCTCCCTGAGCAGCCACGCTGGAACGCGCTAACCAGCCTGACCACAACCGCACTAGAGGCTGAGACGGCGCAGTACCTCTGGTCATACCTGACGACCGACGGCGCGTTCTACGACAAGCCGCAGTATCTCGTGGGCGGCGAGTGGCTCACGCTTGCAGAGGGCAACACCCAATCAGCCACCGGCTACATCGAGGTGGTGCTGGCCGCAGGCGATCTGTTCGGCTTTCGCGTGCTGTCCACCGACTCGTGCTGCGGCATCGGCTTCCTCACAATCGCCGTAGGCAGCCCTACTCCGCAGCCGACGCCTACGCCGACCCCAGAGCCGACTCCTGAGCCGACCCCTACCCAGACACCAGAACCACCTTCACCAAGCCCTAGCGTGGCTCCTACCCCTACGCCAGAGCCTTCTGTAGAGCCTGAGCCTACGCCGCAGCCGACTCCAGAAACCACACCCGAACCAACCCCAACACCAACGGAGGAGCCAAGTCCTGAGGTGACAAATGCACCGACACCACAACCAACCCCAGAGCCAACGCCTGCACCAACAGAAGTTGCGCCATCTCCTTCCGTATCTCCTGATCCCACTCCTGTACCTACTCCTGAACCCGAACCCGCTCTGCCAGTTGTAGGCGCAGCGGTCGAGGCGGTCGGCGAGGTGTTCGCCAACATCGCGGCCATCACCGAGATCGGCAAAGACCTTGACCCGATTGAGAAGGAAGAAGCGCAGCCGGTTGCCGTCTCAATCATTGCCAGCCAAGTTGCAAGTGTGGCTGCCGCAGCGTCAAATGCCGCACGAGCGGCTGCTAACATTGGTGGCGGCGGACCAGCGGGAGGCAATGGAAATACGCCAAGCCGAAAGGGTGGTCGCCGTGCTTAGGAACATCATCAACGATCTGGTCGGAGGATCGTGGACGATCCTCGGTCTGCTCTTCGCAGTGGTCGTACTGCCAGAGGGTCAGACGCAGAGCACAATGGCAACGCTGTTCGCCTTGATGACAATCATCTGGGTGGCGACAGGATACTGGAGGTGGAAAGAATGACAACCGAAGATCACATCAAGGAACTCAAGGAGCAGGGCTGGACGCGGATTGACACCGCGCCTGACGAGTGGGTGGCGCTCGTCCCGAACGACGATGCAAGCGCCTACGGCGGCACGCTCTGGAAGCGTGGCGACAATGGCAACGACTACAGCGAGGGCTGCACCTGTGGTCACCCGATCAGTGCTGCACTCGACTTGCAGACGGCTGGTCTCGCACTTGCCGCCCACATCAAGGAAGAGATCGGCGAATGAAGTACCGCATCAAGTCGCAACTCTATTCTGACGCCGAGGCGCAGAAGAAGGTCGGGGCTGTGCTTGATGACTGCGGACCATCCAGCGCGGCTGCGGCTGCGGCCTTCGTCAACGGCTACGCGCCTGACTTCAGCGCAGCCGACGGCGTAGCGGCAAAGGAGCGCGCCACCGGCTTCAAGGAGAAGCAGGGGGTCAGCGACAACGGCTCAAGCCTGAGCGAGATGATGAAGACCGTCCGCGAACTGGGCTGCAAGGCAAAGCCTGCGGACACCTTCGCCGAGGCGGTTGCCGCTGCAAAGGCTGGCGCCGCACTAATCGTCTGGGTGCAGGCACCAATCGGCTACCCAAAGCAGGCGCTGTCAAAATGGCATCGCAACTGGGCGTCCTACTGGCAGAAGAAGGACCCGAAGGTGATCGCCGCAGGGTACGGACACCTCACCAGCGCGGGCTATGATTCAGAGGCGCAGACGTTGGTCTTCGCCGACCCTACGTTTGATGAGCGTGTACCGAAGGAACAGTATGCCGTGCCGGTCACGGAGGCTGAACTCAAGGCAATCGCTTCAGGCAAGCCAGGCTCGCCTGCAAGCCACATCGTCATCGTGACGAAGAAGTGAAAGGAAAGACAATGAACAAGGTTCAGAAGATTCTTGACGCGAGCAAACTTGACGAGATGGTGCTTGACGCAGTTCGCACCTTCCTGACGGTCTCAATCTCAGTCGCACTCGGACTCGGCATCCCGCTGCTGGACATCACTGGCGGCGACTTCCGAACCGTCCTGTCGGCTGGTCTGGCGTCAGGCTTGGCCGTACTGGTCAAGGCGCTCGACCCAAGCCAGAGCGACTACGGCATCGGCGGCAAGAAGTAAGGTCTTGACACAAGCCTGAGGAGGCTTCACTCTCGGCAGAGCGGCGTGTAGTCGCGCCGAAGTAGGAGGTCGCAATGGAGGAGTTAGACGAGTTCCTGACGCTGCAGGGTGGCTACAAAGGGCCACTCTGCGGCTATCAGTTGCTTGAGATAAGCGACGCTGACCGGCAATCGCTGGACAAGGCGCTCGCAGCCGCGAAGATCACGGCAAAGGCAATCCAGAAGTGGTGCGAGATTCGCAACCAGCACTGGGCGCAGCAGAACATCCAGCGACACAGGAGAGGAGACTGCAAATGCCAGAAGACCTGATCGAGTTCCAGCGCGAGGACGAACTCAACGAACTAAAGTCGGCGCACCGGCGTGCGTTGCGCGCACTTGCGAAGAAAGATCAACAGACCGAAGAACTCGTGGAGGCGGTCTACCGCGCGGCGAAGGATGCGGCGGTCGGGATGAAGATTCCAGCCGTGCCTGCACCGAAGCCAGATAAGCGCAAGGGCAAGCGCGAGGTTGCCGTTGTGCAACTGAGCGACTGGCAACTCGGCAAGAAGAGCGTGGACTACGACATTGACACTGCGGCAAAGCGGCTGCAGTTGCTCGCCGAGAAGGTCAAGCGCGTCGTAGAGATTCAGCGCAAAGATCACCCAGTGGACACGGTGAAGATTTTGCTCACTGGCGACCTCGTGGAGTCAGACGGCAACATCTTCCCAGGGCAAGCCTACGAAGTTGAGGCTGGCGGTCTGTACGTCCAAATCTTTCGAGGCGCGGAGATGCTGGCGCAGTTCGTCAGAGCGATGGCCGCACTCTTCCCGCAGGTGGAGGTCTACGGCGCAATCGGCAATCACGGACGCTTGGGACGCTACTCGGATCACTCGCCAGAAAGCAACAGCGACGCGATCCTCTACAACATTGCGCGCTCACTCGTGCTGAGCGAGAAGCGCGTGAGTTGGAAGGAGAGCCTCACCGTTGGCGGTCGGCACTGGTACGACACGCTCGACTTGCCAGGCGGCAAGATCGGGATGATCGTCCACGGCGACCAGTTCAGAGGTGGGCTTGGGATGCCGTGGTACGGCGTTGCAAAGAAGGCGAGCGGCTGGCGCTTGAGCGTCGCGCCGTTTGACTACCTCTGGTTCGGACACTGGCATCAGCCGGCGCGACTCGTCTTGGCTGACGGCAAGATCACCACGTGGTGCTCACCGAGCCTTGAGTCCAGCAACCGCTTCGCGCAGGAAGTCGTTGGCGCATCAGGTGAGCCAGGTCAATGGCTGATGTTCTTTGACGGCGACGGAGAGGTCTCGGCTGAGTACCTAATCCGCCTGCGCTGATGCCGTTCTTGAGTGGCCCGCCAGCGCCACTCCCAGACCTGATCGGTACCTGCACGCCGTGTGGGGAGAAAGCCAGGGTGTGGAAGTTTGCCGAACAGGAGGTCAGCCTCACGGTCGGCTATTCTGCAGTCCTGTCCTACGGCATCTGCCGAGCGTGCCTGGAAGTGATCTTGGACCTGCTCGAAGACGAGGACGATGACTACGCTGGCCCAGCCAGCGACCTCCCAGACTGACCTCCTCCAGTCTGGGAGGCTACCCCTTGACAAGCCGTGACATCACGCTCTACCATCGTGACAGCAGCGAGGAACCGACCAGATTGGCGGGGCTGCTGAGGAGTAAAAGATGAACGGAACGGTGAAACTGGTATTCAACAGCGAGACCAAGCAGTACACGCTGCACAAGTCTGGTTGCCAGAAGTTGGCATCCGCTTCTTCTCAGGGGGTCTCATACCCAAGCACGCGCAAGGCGGTGCTTGCGGTTGGCGTACCAGTACACGTCTGCATCCCCTGCGACGACGCTAGCAAGGCGGTGCGCTAATGAGGACATTTATTCTGGACTCACTCGCAGTCGCATCGTTCATCGCAGCGATGGTGCTGCTCTTGGCACTGGGGTCAATGCGATGAGGCTGAACCGAAAGACGCAGCCACTGGTCTACAAGCGAATGGCAATCCGCACGACGCTGCTGGATGAGCAGAAGCGCAGCGATCAGCAACTTGACATTGCCATTGGCATCCTCGGAGCGGCGCTTCTGGTAATCGTCTTCGTGGTGCTTGGCTAATGCCAGTTTACGAGTACCGCTGCGGCGACTGC